GATCCAAAGCCTAACGAGTTAATTCATTTTAAAATTTATTCACCAAATAATACATATTACGGAATCCCATCGGCAGTTTCTGCCGCTGCCGCAATTGTTGGAGATAAGTTTGCAAAAGAATACAACATTGACTATTTTGAAAATAAAGCAATTCCTCGTTATGCAATCATTCTTAAAGGTGCAAAACTTAGTAATAAGTCAAAACAGGAATTAATTAATTATTTTAGAAATGAAGTTAAAGGTCGTAATCACGGAACGCTGGTTATTCCGCTTCCTGCGAGTTTGGGTTCAGACACTGACATTAAGTTTGAAAAACTTGAAGCTGGAGTTCAAGATGCATCGTTTGATAAATATCGTAAATCAAACAGAGATGAAATTCTTGTAGCAAACAGAGTTCCCGCCCCAAAAGTCGGAGTTTATGACAATGCAAACTTGGCTGTCTCAAGAGATGCAGATAAAAGTTTTAAGATGCAAGTTATTGGTCCAGACCAAGCGATTATTGAAAAGAAATTAAATAGGATTGTTGGTGAGTTTACTGATCTAATGCAAATTCATCTTAAGAAAATTGACTTGGTTGACGAAGATATCCAATCAAGAATTAATGATAGATATCTTAGGACTGAAGTTATTACGCCAAACGAAGTTAGAAGTCAGATTGGTCTGCCAGAAAGATATGATGGCGATGTGGTTCTTCCATTCCCAACGAATGTTAAGAAAGAACAAAATGATGCAGGCAAAAATGGTCCTGGTGCTCCTTTTGGAAATGATAATAACTCTGCATCCGAACCGCCTAAATCACCAACAGGTGATGGGGCAACAAGTGATTCAAGGGCGGATGGGGCGCAAGCCGAAAGGGGCGAAAATCAAGATTCTGGCGTGAACAATGATTCAACCAGTAAGTTTAATCAAGGAGAATAAAATGAGTGGAAGTAGTTTGGTATATTCAAATAAAAATTTAGTAACAGCGGATGGTGCTGTAAATATTGGACAACATACAAGCGAGTTGTATGTTTACAATAAAGGAGCCAGTGATGTTGACATCAAGCTCAATGGGCAATACACAATCCTGCTCCCAGCAGAGTCTACGGAATACATAGAAATTGATGGTGATTATACAACCATTGAAGTGATCACCGCCAGTTCTGCTGTAGCAGTTTTTGCACTAGGCTGATTTGCAATATTGTTGAAAACAATATATGCTGGTAAGTTACGAGGGCTAAATGTCGGATTTTAATATTTCATTCCCAATTGATATGATTAAGAGGGAACAACGGATTGTGGTTGGCATTGCTACCGCAGACAATATTGATAAAGCTGGTGATATTGTTGACTTTGAGGCATCCAAGGAGGCTTTTGCAAACTGGGGTGGGAATATTAGAGAAATGCATGCCCCCGTTGCAGTGGGCAAGGCTGTTAAGTATGAGCCAGTTGTGATTACTGGGGCTGATGGAACATCCTATAATGCTGTTAAAGTAGAGGCTTACATCTCAAAAGGTGCTGAAGACACTTGGCAAAAAGTTCTTGACGGAACTCTTCGTTCGTTTTCAATTGGCGGCAAAGTGATTGAAAAATCAGAATCAGCTGACAAGATGTTTCGTGGTAAACCAGTAAATATTATTAAGAAGTATGTTCTTGGCGAACTTAGCCTTGTAGATAATCCAGCAAACGCATTAGCCATTATTGATATTATTAAAATGAGCGATGAGGGTTTATTCAAATATGCTCTTGATTGCGACCTTGATTGCCAATTGGCAAAAGCAAAGCAGCCTATTAAAGACCCGAAGGGTGGTCTTACTGCCGCAGGCAGAAGGCATTTTAAAGAAACAGAAGGTGCTAACCTAAAGCCAGGTGTTCGTGGTGCTGCAGACACCCCAGAAAAACTACGCCGCAAAGGATCATTTCTTACAAGATTTTTTACAAACCCATCTGGACCGATGAAGAAGCCGAATGGTGAACCAACACGGCTTGCGCTTTCAGCAGCGGCGTGGGGTGAGCCAATCCCTCAAGACAGATCTGATGCAGCAAGACTCGCTGCAAAAGGTCGTAGAATGCTTGAGCGTTATGCAAACTCAAAGAAAAAAGGTTTCTTAGAAAATGATTTTGACGAAGATTTGTTGGATGTCGTTTTGGAGTTAATGAAGGATCAGGGTTGTGACTGTGGTTGCAATTCTTGTGAGGGTATTGAGAAAGATGTTTCTGTAACAACAGAAAATGCAGAATCTAAGTACCCAGCAAGAAATGGTATCATATCACCGACTGTCCCTCCTTTTCCATCTGGCTCCCCAAAGGCTAAGCCAAAAAGTAAAATTAAGGAAGAAGGCAGTCCCTGCGGGGAAGGTTATCACCAAGAAGGTGAAAAGAAGGGTAAGGATGGAAAAATGGTTCCAAACTGTGTTCCAAACAACCCTGCTCAAAAGACAACAAAAAGTGAAATGTCCTCACAAGACACTGAACTTTTTGATACAATTAAGGAGATGATTGAGAAAATGGATTCTATTATTCAGCAAGACTCTGAATTGCAATTAAATAATACTTATGATAAGATCTCTGACATGAATGAACAAGAAATTAATAAGCTTAGTCTATTGAAAAAGTTTATTGGATGGCTTGTTCCAGATGTTGCAGAAACAACTTCAACTTCAGTTGAAGTAGATGAAAACACACAGGAGGAAGAAATGGACATTAATGTTCTTAAAGATGCCCTGAGTGCTGTTGTTGATGAAAAACTGGCTAGTTTTGCTACTTCAATTAAGGAAGAAGTTGAAGCCTCTGTTCAGGAAAAAATTGAAGCAGTTGCTAAGGGTTTTGAAGTTCAGAGTGCTGAACTTCAACAAAAGCTGGAAACAGCAGAGGTCGCTCTCGCTGAGCAAACAGAGAAGGTTGAGGCATTTGCCACAGCTGGTGCTGTAAAAAAGAGCGTAGATCCAGAAGATGATGAAGAAGTAGCAGAAGAGGCAATTGCCAAGTCTGCACCTACTTCATTCTGGAAGAATACATATTTGCCACAGGAGTTAATTAGCTCCCTAGGTTACAGGTCATAAGGTAAGGAGGAATAACTACTATGGCAACACAAGAAGAAATTTTGGCAAAAGCCAACGAAGTCACTACAACAGTGGTTTCAAACAGCAGCCCAGTCAGCGGTGGTGGTGGACTTCTCTACCCAGAGCAAGCTAATCGCTTCCTTGACTTCGTTGTTGATCAGTCAGTATTGATGAAGAACGCACGAGTAATTCGTATGCGTACTCCACAGATGGACATTGACAAGGTGTCTGTCGGCACTCGTTTGCTTGCAAAGGCAACCGAAGCAACAGATGACGGCACAAATGCAGCTGTCACATTCAGCAAGGTATCGCTTTCAACTGTAAAGCTTCGTCTTGACTGGAATATTTCAACAGAATCGTTGGAAGACAATATTGAGGGCGCTTCACTGGAAGACCATATCGCACAGATTATGGCTCGTCAGACAGCAAACGACCTTGATGACTTGTTGATCAACGGTAACACATCGTCAAACAACGCTCTTATTAAGGCGTTGGATGGTTTCAATAAGCTTGCTAGAACAAGCGGAGATGTCGTAGACTTCGGAGGAAATAACATTTCCCGTTCGGTCTTTGACAAGGTTCTTCGTACCTTGCCAAGCAAGTACTTGCAGCGCCGCAATGAATTGCGATTCTTCACAGGTCCAGGACTTGTTCAGGATTCAATTTATAGCTTGGGTAATCCAAACTCGGCAACTGAGGCAACAGCAGGCGCACCTGCTCCAATGTCAACAGCTGGTGAAATGGCGTTCCTGCAAGGTTCAATGAGAGCAAATGGTGGTCCAGGTTCAACTGGTCTGTCGCCATTTGGTATTCCTCTGATTGAAGTACCTTTGATGCCAGAAACCGCAACTGGTGACTACTCTGGTGCAGCAGGCTCACATGGTTTTGTGGAACTCACATTCCCTAACAACCGTGTAATTGGTATCCACCGTGACATCACAGTGTACCGCCAGTTCAAGCCAAAGACTGACACAATTGAGTACACACAGTACATGAGAGTTGCAAACAACATTGAAAATGCTGATTCGTATGTAATCGGTAAGAATGTTAAGTTGCGTTCACTCTAATTTAAACAATTAAAGTAGGTATTGGGCGGGGTTCACAAGAACCCCGCCTTTTATCATATTTAGATTGATTTAATTAAACATAGGTGATAAGATTGATCATATGACTAACAACGAAACAAGTGTAACATCCGAAAAAATTAATAAACCAAAGAAAGCTGTAGCAAAGAAAGTTGCAGTTAAAAAAGAAATTATTGAAGAAAACATTTCTGAAGAAGGAAGGGTTTTAATTGTATTTGAAAGCGGAGCTGGATATTCAACTGCATCTGGATTCCGTTTTTCACAAAGAAATAAAATGGGCTTGCTTCCAGCAGAAGAAGCCAACTTGCTTCTTACATTAGATAATTTTAGATTACCTAGTGATGAAGAAAAGGAAATGTATTATACTAATCAGGAGGATTAATAATGGCAGGCAATCTTACAAACTATCTTGAAAATAAGTTGATTGACCACTTTCTTGGTACAACCACTTATACAAAGCCAGCGGCTGTTTATGTAGGATTGTTCACAGTCACACCTGGTGAAGCTGGTGGTGGAACAGAAGTAACTGGGGGCTCGTATGCTCGTCAGACTGCAACCTTTACTGCAGCCGCAAGCGGCGCAACATCAAACGATACCAATATTGATTTTACAGGAATGCCAGCCGCTACCACTGTAGCAATTGGTATTTTTGATGCTTCAACTAGCGGCAACATGTTGCTGTACGGTTCACTCACAACAAATAAAACAACAGATGCTGGGGATACTCTAAGAATCGCAACAGGCGATCTTGATATCAGCATTGACTAGGAGA